TAATTTACAAACTATTTAATTTTATCAAGAATGAAAAGGACAAGTTTTAAGTTTTTTACTATAGCGATAATCGCTATGGTATTTTTATCCTCTTGTGAACGTGTAGCACCTAATTACGCTGGGGTATTGATGGAAAATTACGGGAAACAAGGGAAGGAGGATTTCAAGGTCGTATCGGGCAGGGTTTCAACTTGGGAATGGGGCACGGAATTATTTCAAGTCCCGCTATTCGACCAACGAGGCGAGTTCGGAAGCCCTGTCACGTTAAAAGCCGCAGACAATACGGAGTTTAACGCACGCCCCACTTACTCCTACAAGGTTATCAAAAACAGGGCAATAGACGTTGTTTTCGATAACAAGCACATAGACAAGGCCGATACGGAATCAGGCAAAGACGGTTTCATGCAATCATTGGAGGATAACATACTAGAACCTCGCATCTATGACCTGATCAAGGAGGAAAGCCGTAAACATAAGACCGATAGCTTAATGGCAGACGGAGGTTCTCTTCTTTTTGAGAAGCGCCTTGAGCAGATTGTAGATAAGGAATTCGAGAAAAGAGGTCTTCAATTACTCACATTCTCAGCGCAATTAGAGTTTTCCAAGGCGGTTCGCGAGAAAATTGATAGTAGGAATGAAGTTAACACCAATATTTCGGTTTTAGACCAGCAGATAGCGGAGCAACGGAAACGCAACGAGTTGGAGCAATTGAAAACGGAACAAGCGTTAATCACCTCGAGAGGATTGACTAAAGAAATTCTTTATAAGCAGTTTATCGACAAATGGGATGGTCGTACCCCCATTTATGGAGCGATACCCGATTTAATAAAGATTCAGAACTAAGGATATTAATATTAGAGTGTGTTTTTCATGGTATTAGATTTGGGTTAGAATGATTATCCCCGCCGTCCGTGAGGATATGCGGGGCAAACACGGTGGTATGGCGGAATTGGTAGACGCTAAGGTTTGTGACTATCGAGAGAATGTAGTTTTGTCCTTTCCTATTTGGAATTTCAGCAACTCATGCGGGTTCGAGTCCCGCTACCATCACGAATAACAAATATCTAATATGGAAACAATACAAGATTTAGATCACTTGACAATGGCCATATACCTTATCACCGCGATACTAGGACTGATCGCATTGATATTGGCCGTATTCTTACTAATAAACGATAAAGAAAGGAGGAATCCATGGGAAAGAAAAGATACGAATTGGTGATAGCCGTTGACCCGGACATAGATAAATCCGGTGTATGCGTACTGTCTCCTTCCACGAGACAGATAATATTAACAAGCCTCCCCTTCCCTTCCTTGATTGACTTTATCAAGGAGGCGAGAGAAAGGTACAAGGGGGTAGACATAGTGGTCATTGTCGAGGCCGGATGGCTTAACGAAAAAAGCAACTTCCATAAGGCTAGGGGTAAATCCGGCGAGAGGATAGCCAAGTATGTAGGTCGTAACCAGCAAACCGGGATATTGCTTCTCCAGATGTGCGAGCACATAGGGATTCCCTGCGAGGAGGTAAAGCCTTTGACCAAGCATTGGAAAGGGGACGAGGGCAAGATAACCCATGAGGAACTCTCCTACATAGTCGGTCCCTTGCCTAAGAGAACGAACCAAGATCAACGTGACGCTACGATTCTGGCTTGGTGGTACGCCGATCTACCAATAAAAATAAAGACTTGGTGATATGGCGAAGAAGAAAGACGAGCAAGAAAAGGTGAAATGTGGCGAATGCGTGAACGGTAAGCCTCACAAGGGACTAGCTGTATGGTGCAAAGTGCTAAATACCGGAAGAGTAGCTAATAGTCTTAGGTTTTGCGATGTATTCAAAAGGAAATTATGATTACATGATATAAAAAACATGCTTATGGAGAATTAGCGTATGGATACAAGGAAAGAGCTGACAAGCTATTTTCCGCACGATAGCAATGCCAGAAACTCAGATAAGCTGATTCGTTTACGAATGAGGCATAAAGCCGCCGGATATGGTGTTTTCTTCATGATATTAGAACGTCTTAGAGAGGAGCCAAACTATATGAGTGTCAAAGATTATAACATGATAGCCTTTGACCTTCGTGAGGACGCATCCTTAATAAAATCCGTCATTGAGGATTTCGGGTTATTTGTCTTTACCGAGGACGGTAAGTACTTCTACTCCGAGAGTTTCAAGCAAAGGATGGGATTCAAGGACGAGAAATCAAGAAAACGATCAGAAGCCGGGAAGTTAGGCATGGCTAAAAGATGGGGAAATAACAATGTTATAACAAATCCGCAAAGCAACGATAACAATGTTATAACAAAAACGGATGAAATTGTAACAAGAAAAGGAAAGGAAAGGAAAGGAAATAAAAATAGAGAGAGTCTTAATACGCGTGAGACGCTTTTCGAGAATTTCAAGAATGAGTTATTGGGGGACGAGGAATGGCGCAGATACGCTTGCCAGATATCGGGATTGAGCGTCGCTTTCAATGACCTCATTCCCGGCGAGCTGGATAACTTCCTCGCTTGGATGGTATCCACCGGGGAGGGCGATACGCTAAAAACGATAGATGACGTGAAGAGACGATTCACCTATTGGTGGCAAGGAACAGGACTAAGGGCTTATAATCAAAGACATAATGGAGGAACAAGAAAAGAAACTTTCGGAGGCTATACAAGCCATGCGGGGGCCTACGGAAAAAGAGAGGCTCCAGCAAAAACAGGTGTTCAACCTAGTGAAGAAGCACGCAAGGACTATACAGAACGTTTCTAGGTACGATCTCTCGGACGATACGGAGTACATCAGCCACGCCCGGATGATAAAGGCGCTCGGTTGTAATTACCTAGGGATCGAGAGGCGGCAATTCGAGACAGACAGGGGGAATGACAAGGTTTTGAGATTCCTGTTGTATTATTTCAACGATTGCCCGTTGGCCGAGTCCGTATTCCCGGAGGAGAACTATAAGCTGCACAAGAACCTCCTTATCGTGGGAGATCCGGGAACGGGCAAAACGCTCATGATGCAGATATTCGCCGATTACCTGAAATTGACGGATAACCCCAAACGCTTCGTGAACCTATCCGTGACCCAGATGATGAACTATTACAAGATCCATGGTCACATAGACAGGTTCACGTACAACGAGGAGGCCGGGAAAGGGAGCATGGAAGGGAACCCGTTCGATATCTGCCTTAACGATATCGGTCTTGAGACGGAGAACCAGAAAAGCTACGGCACCAGCCTTAACAGCGTAATAGACGAGTTCCTATACGCGAGGTACGAGATATACCAGTCCCATCAGAAGAAGTATCATATCACTTCCAACCTGTCCGTCACGGATTTCAAGAATCGGTTCGGAACTAGACTGGTGGACAGGTTCAAGAGTTTTAACGTGATAATCCTAAACGGAGAAAGCAGGAGAAGATAACATGGAAATAACAGAGAGATTGAGAAACACCCCTACCGGGTTGATCGTGTTGGTAGGAGACATGAAAATTGTCGTGGAAAAGTACAGGCCTTACTACAACGGGCAGAACAAGATCCCGTGCAGGGGATGCGTCTTTCGGGACGAGGGAGCGAGATTCTGCGAATACTCATCTGCTTGCATGGCCCATCTGAGGCCGGATCACGAGAGCGTAGTTTTTGCTAAAACGAGAGAGACATGAATGTTTTATCCTTATTTGACGGAATGTCTTGTGGTAGGATCGCATTAAGAGAACTCGGGATTGAACCGGAGCATTATTATGCGAGCGAGATCGACAAGTTCGCCATATCCCAAACGAGGCTGAACTTCCCGGACACGATACATTTAGGGGACGTGACTAAGTGGAGGGAATGGGAGATAGATTGGGGAACGATAGATCTCATACTGGCAGGAAGTCCTTGCCAAGGATTCTCTTTCGCCGGCAAACAACTGGCTTTCGATGATCCTAGAAGCAAGCTCTTCTTCGTATTCGCGGACATACTGAGCCACGTGAAGGCATTGAACCCGGATGTGTTCTTCTTGCTTGAGAACGTAAACATGAAGAAAGAGCACATGCGGGTAATTACTGAGTATTGCGGTGTTCATCCAGTCAACATAAACTCAAATTTGGTGTCGGCCCAGAACCGGAACCGGTGGTATTGGACGAACATAAGGACAAAGAAGGTCGGACTGTTCGGGGAGATCCACTCCGACATACCGCAGCCAAAGGACGAGGGTATATTGTTAAGGGATATCTTGGAGGAAGAGGTTGACGAGAAATATTACCTAAGCGAGAAGGCCATTAGGTATATCTTAAACGATAAACGTATGGAGAAACGATTCACCCAGATCGACGGGGATAAAGCGGTCTCCTTGATGGCCGCTGGCACATGCAATAACACCGGTCCCTTTATCTCGGTAAACGGGAAGGCACCATGCCAACGTGCCAGTGGCAGAGGGGGACTTTCCCCCAGACATAATTACGAAATCATAAATACTTCCGGTATGCCAAGAAAATATCAGAACAAAGCCTCATGTCTCTTAGCTGGAGGCCATGGAGCAGGAAACCATTCGGATATGGACTTGATCCTGCAAAGACCTAGGGGCAATAATAAGGGTAATGTTTTCCGTGGCAAGGCACCAACCTTATCGTCAAACGCATGGGAACAGAACAATGTGCTCCATAAGATTATCCAGTTAAATGAAAGTAAGGAAAGCGGGGGCATCCAGCCATATCAACAAAACAGGGTATATCATGCGAATGGACAATGTCCGGCCTTGTTAGCCGAGATGAGTAGAAGAAGCCATGCCATACTTAGTGTACGACAAAAAAGAAACTTGAAAGATCAAGACGGAAAATCGAGCTCATTACTTGCCTCCTCATATAAAGGATCACAAGCTAATGGCATGACCCTAGTGGAGACATCATCTATCCGGAGATTGACCCCGATCGAGTGCTCTAGGCTACAAACCGTTCCTGATTGGTACAAATGGGATTGCTCTGATACGCAGATATACCGTTTGTTAGGCAATGGATGGACTATCAAGGTTATACGACATATACTTAGTTTTCTAAAGAAAGACATTCATCATAGTTGAAAGCTGCATTCATCTATGATGAGAGCAATAAAAATCAAATATTATGGCTATAAGCGAAGTTTACAACGAGGATTGTATGGACTATATGAGAAACATTCCTGATAATTTTTTTGATCTAGCTATCGTAGATCCACCGTATGGTATAGGAGAGGACTGGAAGAAAAGGAATAATGGGTATAAATTCAAGGATACATCCTATAAGAATAGCCCTATCAAGGATGCGTCATACTTCGATGAGTTAAAAAGAATTAGCAAGGATCAGATCATATGGGGATATAATTATTACACCCAATATCTAGGAAATACCAACTATTTGATTGTTTGGGATAAGATGAGCAACAATAACGATGTGTTTAAATACTCGAAATGTGAGATAGCCTACGTGTCAAAAAAAATCCCATGCAATCTTGTTTCCATTCCGTGGGATGGATATAGGATGGGGCATGAGACCGGAAAGAGAAAGATACATCCACACCAAAAACCGCTCTCATTGTATTTATGGATTTTGAAAAATTACGCCAAGCCCGGTGACAAAATTTATGACTCTCATTTGGGGAGCGGAAGCAGCCGTATAGCCGCCTATAAAATGGGTTTTGATTTTTACGCAACCGAGATAGACAAGGAATATTTCAATGCCCAAGATAAAAGGTTTAAGGAAGAATGCCTAGGTGAAATCATATTACCTAGTGGTAAAAAGATAATACAGACATCAATGTTTCAATAATAAATAAAACGATCATGAAAATGGAAAAAGAAACTATAAAGAACAAAGTATTTGAGATCATAAAGAGTAGACTTTTTCACAAAGATACGCCACTTACGATGGAATCCAAGCTGGAGGATGATCTATGGATGGACAGTCTTGACGAGATAGAGTTATTAATGGAATTAGAGAAAGAGTTTGGCATATCGATCCCTGATGATGATCCCGGACGATGCCTTACCGTAAAGGACGTTGTTGATTATATAATCCGGAGGATGAAAGAATGAGACAATACAACGATTGGGAAGAGATCGACAAGGACACGAACGGCCTTGTCACCTCGCTAACATACATGGTACTTTTCGTTAACGACCAAGCGTATAACTACACGGTATCGCTCATGGAGGCCATTAGGAATAGCGAGCACTACAGGCATAACGCCAAACGGACGGCCAACGCTATCGAAAAAGAGATAGACGCTTATAACACGAACATCTTCCGGATAGCCAAGGCCAATAAGGAGGCGTTCGCCGAGATAACGCAAAGCATGGAGGAGGACGTACAGCCTCATATTGAGAGGTATTATTACACGATCAGCCAGATATTGCTGGATCACGGGGTATCGGGCTCATCTAACCGGATCGCATCCCTGTCATCCACGATAAACATGCTGGCGCAGATGTCTAGGATCACGATAAGCGATTTCGGCGACAGGATGCGGGGGATCGTCCCGTTGGCGTACAATCCCCTTTCCTATCTGGCACTGGACAAGGTGGAGTACCTGAGCGATCGGTTATCAAGTGAGGTCACGGGGAAGGACGTGAGAATAAACTTAAATGAGCAGCCCGGGATCGTGAAGGCGTTCACGGCGATAACGAACGCTATACTTAGGCCGGAGGTCTTTGAGAAGGCTTTTGACAGGGCGGGATAATTTTTCAAGGATTTTATTTGGCGTTTTGGAAAGAAGTGGTACATTTGCAGCGAACTTCATACACATAGGCAAGCGGAAGCCTGCCATATATAGCGGGCATTTTTTATGCTTGTAAGATCGTTGCATCTATATGATATAGCGGTTGTTTCTCCCGTGTGGAGCGTTAATGCGCCCACTGCCTATGTGGTGAAGTTCAACGGGTCGGAAGCAACCGCTTTTCGCTTGCCCTGCTAAATAGGGATGCAGCACAAAACTTTCCTGTAATGCCTAAAGAACTTCAAAAATGGCAGAAATTACAACAAACGTAGGGGCGTTAATCCCCATTAATGAGAGTAATGGCAAGAAAGCCGTTAGCGCAAGAGCTTTGTACGACTTTTTAGGTTGTACAGAAAGATTCCAGTCTTGGTTTGATCGGCAACTACAGTACGGTTTCGACGAAAACAAGGACTATGTAGGGTGTAAAGTATTTAACACCCTTGCGAATCAAGAACTTCAAGATTACGCAATGACATTAAGCATGGCGAAAGAAGTATCAATGATCCAAAGAAGCGAGAAAGGGAAGCAAGCCCGCCGTTACTTCATCGCTTGCGAGGAAAGACTGAAAGAAAGCAAATCAATTAGCCAATCCAGACCATCGTCCGTCACCCCGACAAAAGTCCGTGCCGGAATCGAATGGGTGAAAGGCGTAAGTGAGATGCTGAACCTCAATGACGTTTCCAAGTTGTCATTACTGGAGAAGGTAGCCACGCCACTTGGATTGCCATTGCCCGATTACGTGCCGTCAAAAGGAGTGATGAAGTCGGCTACCGATCTACTCAACGAGAAAGGTTACAAGGTATCACGGAATCAATTCTACAAAAGGGCTATCGAGCTAGGATATATCGAACGTATATCACGTAAATCATCTAAAGGCAAGATCAAATATTTCAACTCCATATCCAAGAAAGGACTCGAATACGGAGAGAATCAGATAAACAAGAACAACCCGAAGGAAACTCAACCGGAGTGGTATGTGGACAAATTCGATTCTCTTATGCTAGTATTGGGATTTTCAAAGATGGAGGAGTTGAACTATGCAGGCTAAAGAATACGATTTCACGTCCTTCAACGAGTTCATTAACAAGGTTATCAATCCATCGGAAATGTGCGAACAATTGACAGACCTTGTATTCAATTACTCATGGTGCATCAACGAGGAAACGGTGGATCGTTTCAAGGACGATATCGCCACGATCTATATGTTGCTAGGGGAGTTCAAGAAACTCGCAGAGCAGAACTAATACTTACCCGGGGTATTCCGTCCAAGGGATACCCCCTTAAATCAACAGGAGAAAATTAGCATGAGAAATAAAGAACTAATCGCTCTATTACAAGAGCAAGACCCGGAAGCGGAGGTAATGATCCGCACGTCCGATGGAGAGTATGAGTACGATCCGGTGGATGTAACATGGGACGAAGAGATAGAATGCACAATTATTCAGGAGGGGTAAATATGAAAAATGAAACAAAAATCCTCAATTTATTTGTCGGTAACGACAAGTATAGACCAGCATTAAACCAAGCGTTCAAGCAAGGGGACATGGTATGTGCCACTGACGCTATCACGCTTATAACAATACCTATATCCTTGATAGGTCTTAGGTATCCGTATCAAGACAAGCCAGATGTATCATCTGTGTTGAATATAAGGAAAGAATGCCATGAGATCATAGAATTGTCTTGGTTGAAGGAATTGTACGATGACGTTCCGATGATAAATGAAACGTATAAGTGCGATGCTTGCGCAGGTACCGGGATGGTTGATTATGAGTTTTGTTTTGATGATATAATCTATACAGAAGAGGAGGAATGCCCCGTATGTCGTGGAAATGGTCATTTAGGCGAGACTGAGGAAATGATAAAAGATCCCCAATATGACATTGACATACACGGGAATCCTTTTAAATCCGGGCGTGTGCTTAAAATGATAAATCTCATGAAGCTTATTGATATCACCTCTTGTGTTCTTGTTTCGAACCCTTCATCTGAACCTAACCTGTTTAGGTTCGAGAATGGGATAAATGTAATATTAATGCCAAGTTTTAGATGATATGAATCAGATTTGCACGAATAAAGAACAATCATCCCGGCTATTAGAGGCCGGGGTGAACCCGAAGACGGCGGACATGTATCTTGACGAGTTCGAATGTCCGGTCGCATTTGAATATAGAAGGATTGAAGGGCACGTGGGTCAAGATATGGCATTCCCGGCTTGGTCTCTATCGGCTTTAATAGACATGATGCCAAAATCGTACCAAGACGATATAGACGGAATGATTTATTACCTATCCGGAAATTTCGTTGAACTCATGTACGCATCGGACAAGATCGAGGATGAGGAAGGCGACAAGACTTATACTTGCGCAAACTCCTTCAACAAGGAGAACTTGATGGACAATGTGATTGACGCTATAGAGTGGCTCATCAAGAGAGGTCACTTGAATAAGAAATTCCTAACAGATAAATAAATATGAGCAAAGAATATAGAGTCGTAAGATACTTCTATGGTTATCCCGAATACACCATGTGTAAATGTGATACAATCGAAGAAGCGAGAGTTAAGCGCAAAGAGCATAACGATAAAGAGAACAAGCCTTATATCAGTTATCATATATTGGTAGATGGCGATGAGAAATTTAGTGGTAAATCCTATAGAACTGAATGATTATGAATGAACAGGTATTATCAGTAGAACAAATGCAACACCTTATTAATTTAGGTGTAGATGTGAGTAGTGCAAGTATGGCATGGGGCAAACCTGATGGCGAGAAAGAATATCATCTTCTTCTGCCGAATTTGCAAGAAACTTTTGAGTACGGCTTAGTAATTAAGTATATCCCTGCTTTTACTTTGCAAGATATGTTGGCTCTCATGCCAAAACAGATAGATGACTATACATTGAATTGGTACATATCAGAAATGATTTTCAGATATGATAAAATTGATTTATTTGGTAAGTTTGAGGTGTTAGAGGATTTATCGTTCTATTTCAACGAGAATGCAACAATCTTAAATGTAGCCTATGGTATGCTCTGTAAGCTTGCGGAATGTGGATATTTAAACAATAAGCATTAACAATGGAAAGAGATATTGATAAGAGACAGACGGTAGAAGAAGCGGCTCATTTATTCGCTGAAAGCAGGAGTAGCGGTAGTGCATTCCCGGCGTATTATCAGGGATTTATTGCAGGTGCCGAATGGCAGGCAAATAAATCCCCGTGGATAAGCGTGAAGGATCGGCTACCGCCACCCGGAGAAGAGGTTCTGTTATTTGATATAAATTCTATAAGACATCTTGTCTTAGGCTGGTTAAGAGAGAATAAAGGATATAATAAAAGTATGTGGGCTTTGTCAAATGGTCATGTTGATGATGAAGACATTACACACTGGATGATAATACCTGAAAATCATGGATAATTCAATAAAATGCCCATTCTGTCATTCGACTAGATACATAAAGGGATCTTTTCTCTGTGGGTTATATAATTGCAAATGTCTAAATTGCGATAAGTTATTTCTGGTCACGGTAAATGATGGTAAAAATATTTATATGATCGAGAAACGTAGCAAAAATGAATAGTATTAACCGAGCCTTCATGGGAAGGCTCATAATTAAGAATGAATAAGTATGAAAACAGAAATTACAGTAGAAAAGGCTAAAAACGGCTTTATTATATCAAACGTAGCTACGGGCGTAAAGATTGTTGCCACAACAGAGAAGGACGCATCGGACATTATTTCGGAAGATTTGTCACATGTTTTTAATGGCATGAAAGACGGAGACAAAAAACTGATTGAATTTCAAATAGCTAACAGCTAAGAATATAAAGTACGAAATGGTATTATCACCTGAAACAGTCAACGCCTACAAGGAACTGTTGACAAATCCCCAAAAACATGGCTTACAATTTAAGCCATTGCATGAATGTTTTGAAGAAATAGAAGAAGTAACCCCCAAACATTTATTGTTTGAAGACTTCGCAAATTACCTTCAAAAGCCTTTACCCAAAGTGGTATTTTATATCATAATGGATGAATTGTACTCTCATCTGATAGATAAGGATGAGAAAACGAAAGATTTAGGATATAGATTGAAATTGATAGCAAAACAGTAAGAAATCATGGAAGAAAACAAAGAAAAATCGATCAAACTAGCTATAGAAGCTATGAGGCCCTTACCGGTAAACTCTTTCGCCGGATATTGCAGCGTAGGCGATGATCGGTCTCCGGAAGAGAAGCATAAAGATGATATGAGATTCTGCAAGGAGTTTAATGAGCTTCAATCGGATATGCTCATAACCTTGGCCAGCAAGATAGAGGCATTTTTAGATGCCCAAAGAAAAGACTCTGTAGAATCAGTGAATATCAATCATCCTACAGTTTTCCCGGACGGGAGAAATTGTTGCGTACCACCATATATCGATCGCATGAGCCAATAGGCATCCAAGCCTTTTGATGATATTGATAAAAATTTAAAGGATATGGGGAACGATGCGAAACGAAAAGACTCGTATGCGATATCATGCCAACGCAAGATATTCCTTTCGTCCGAGAAACAACATAAACAACTTAATATATTCGTGAGACATAAAAACTTTTACTCAAACAACTATAATTTAACCTCTAATAATATGTGCGTACTTATTTACGACGGGGATGTAGAAATACAATCCCCTAAACAACTAGAGGATCATTTCCCGCAAATCACGAAAATGATCCCAGCGGAAGGGTATGACAATATCATACCGGAATCTTGCCTGTGCCAAGTGGACATAGAGAATACTCTTGATAGTGCCGGAATAAAGTATATTGAAGATTGCGGGGACTATATAATCATTAAATAATAAATAAATTGAAATCATGAGATTAAGACACGCCAGCATATGTATTGGACGGAGGCCGGGAAGAAGTTCATCCTTGATTTGTATAACCTTAAAATTTCAGTCTAATGAGAGATAAA